CATGTAATAATATTCCTGCTTTACCTACAGCATTGCCGGCTTGCATCTTAGAATTAATATCAAACTCTCTGCGATCCTTCTCATCACAATATAAATATTTAAAACTCCATACTCCGTCTTTTTGATTTAACTGCGATGGTGAGAAATGATCTATATTATATTTTTGGGACCAGATCGGAAGCAGCTCTCTTTTTTTCTTAGCTGCAAAATATTCTGCTAAAACTTTATCTGGTAAATAGTTTGATAATGTTTCCATATCGTTCAATACAGCTTATGAATTAATGTAGAACAAATAACAATAAAATAGTTATTGACATTGTTCATAAGTTAACCAGTTGTATTAATAGTTTATTTGGCTATATGTATTTAGCTATGAAGTTATTAGATTTTAAAAATAAGAATAAACTTACATACAGTGGATTGGCAAAGCTGTTAGAAATTAAAGGAATAAACCCAACAGCTACAGTTCGTAAATGGTGTTTAGGTGAAAGAATCCCACGCAGCTCTAACATTATTAATATTCAAAACAGAACAAGCAATAAAGTTAAAGCGCAGGATTTTTATGGTTATTAGAAAAGAGAAATCTAAAAAATATAAAAATTCAGCTGTAGATTTTACTCGCTATATTGTAACCTGGAGAGACATTGTTTCAGACAGCTCCTGGCAGACTATTGATGATGCTACAAATCAGAAAACAGCTATTGTTAAAAGTCTTTGTCATATTTTAAAGAAAACAAAAACAGACACAATAACATTTGCTGACTACAGTATTGATAATGATGATGAGAATAATGTTGAGATTGCTAATACAAATATTATTCCAAACTCAGTTATCATTAGTGTTGAAAAGACTAAATGAAAATAATCTTAACAATTATTATGATGAATGGTGTGCTAGTTAATTATGAATACAAGGTTGACAAATACAATCCTTATTTTTGTGATGCTGCATTTAAAAAATTAACTTACTCCGGAAAAGTAAGAGGCAAGAAATTTACACAAATGGGTACGTTTTATAAAAGCAAGGAAGTTTTTGCCTATACTTGTAGCATAGTATGAACCAAAACATATCTGAAGATAGTGTTGCTGCGTTAAGATTTTGTTTGGAACAAATTATTAATGATCAGAAGGGTTGTATTGAAAGGCAGGAATTTATAATTTTAGATTTAAAAAAAAAGGTAGATATTTTAACAGAAGAACTACAAGTAAATCAATTACAAATTTCTAAATTATTAAAAAAATAATGTATTTAAATGCTAATATACCATTAATTGAGTGTTATGTACGAGGAAACTATTTAAGAGATCAACAAGATTCTCACGATAAATATTTTTGGTGCGTAGTGTTTGGAGTTACAAGTATTCCCAAGCAAGTTCCTTTATTTAATTTTGTAATGGAAGATGGTGGTATTTGGTGGCGATCACCGATCTCAGCATTTTGCCAGGATGAAGGGGTGCCAGAGCAGCCGCTTGCAGAATTATGCTTATGGGATTCTTTTTCTTACAATATTTCAGTAACAACATTTCATCAATTAGCAGGTTCTAAAATACAATTCTTACAAAGAGATAAAACTCCTCAGTTAGGCAAATATATGTTTACACTAGACTGGTCTGAAGGTGATTTTAATGAATTAGATTTTGGTTATGCAAGCAAGCCAGATCAGCACAAGTGTGGACATGTTATACAAATGGATAATGGTAATTTTGCTATACAGCCAAATAACAGAATGAGAGTATTTGATTCTAATATGGGTGTAAACTGGAGTGAACCACCTTTGATTAATAGATTAGTTAATACCAGAGTTTGGAGTGTAGAGGATGAACCCAAGTGGACAACAACAGAAACAGAAGTTGGACAATATAATTACGAATATAAAAACACAGAAAAATAAATAATGGCACGAGATAACTACTACAATGAAGGCGATAAGTATTCACAATGGCATCGTTATGCTTCTGATAATTTGGGAATGATAGATTTAGATCAGGTTGAAATATGCAGGAAGTGTTACGAACCTTTATTTCTTGCCGAGACTTGTTACGATAAAAACCAAGCATACAAAACATCTACCACAACGCGCAGGTTAGCTGAGAGAGCTAAGTTGGATGCTTATCTAATATTTTATCAATACGATGAAATTAATGGTGCTGTGATCGGTTTTAGGGTACAAAAAATAGCACCATTCAAATCGCAGATGTTCCAGTTAACGACTGATGATTGGATCAAGACAATGACTGAGTATCATGTTAACCACAAGAAGTTTTGTATTAAGGAAACAGGTTAAATCATAAATGAGCTTGTATCATAAGTTAGATCCTGTGATTATGAGACATGATAAGTTATCCTCACAATCTAAGCTAGTTTATTATGCGCTAGTTACCTTTTGGAATGAGAAGACGAAAAAATGCTTCCCCAAGATGAAAACTATCAGTTCGCTAACAGGTTTATCATACTCAACTGTAAGACGTTCCATTGCGGAGCTTGCTAGACTAAAGGTTATAATTGTGCATCGTCTAAGATCCACGCAATCTTATACATTACCGCTTCAAAACAAGATGTGCCTCACAGAACACTCAGATGTGCCTCACAGGCATAATAATAAACTAGATATATATAACTATAATAGTAGATATAAAAATTTTAGTAAAAACCCAATTCCGTTTAATCCCAGATCCCCCATCCCTATGGATGATAAATACTTAGTTAAATTTAAACCTATTGGTATTGAGGGGGAATTTGTATGCGTTGAGGAAAGAGTTAGCGGCAAGAGGTTTAAAATACACAGGTTCAAAAAACAAGAACCAATACCGGATTAGTGTTTATAACTTATGTGTTGCAATAGGTTGTATGTTCGCTTAGATAATCCACAAGATATGGTTGGGAAACCTTTACATAAGATTCAGTGCGATAGCATGACGAGGGGTAGTAAGTACACTGTAAGATGTAAGGCAAAAGGTTACCTTATGAAGTCTGGTTTTTATAGATGTAAAAATCATGGTGGGATGAGTGATTGGAATGCTAAGACGATTGAAGGTAAACTCAGAGCATTACGTAACTTAAAGTTTTTAAAACATTTAACTGAAGATGAACTCAGAGCAAAATACATTAAGCAGCGATCTCCAGGAGAAGACAGCTCAACAATTAATAACACTTGATAAAATCTCTACTGAGCTAGAGAAGGGAATTCCACTCACTAAAATTTGTAAAGATAAAACCATGCCAAGTTTATCTACAGTTTACAAATGGATGCGTGAAGACGATAAGATTTATTTAACAGTAATGAAAGCAAGAAGGATTGGTGCATTCACTTTGCTTGATGAGATTAACGAAGAGTTAGCAAACCCCAAGAGTAATCAGGAGATGATGTATTGGCGAGAGAAGTTAACGCATGTGCGTTGGATGGTAAGTAAACTAATATCAGATATCTTTGGTGAGAAGTCTAAGCAAGAGATTAAACAGGATAACACAATCACAATACGTTGGGGTGGAGAGGTTAAGAAAACAATACAGGTTGATGCTGATAATGTGGAATAGTTGGTTAATGTATACGTTGACACACAGTCTTGCGCGCGCGTTATGGAGTTCATTTCCGATAACAATTAATTATCGGAACTGTATTATAGGTTGTATTGCCTGGATTTTGGCGAACAAACCAAGAACATTTGGGGGGGTATACCCAAGCAGGCAGGCGCGAAAATTATTTATATCTATATTGGGAATTTCACACACACAGCCACACACTCACCATGCCTAAAGACGAAGACGCATTAATTACAGCTTTGTTATTTGTAAATGAAGATAGCAATTCTTTAGTCATTCATTTTAATGGTTTTGAAGATAGCGATCACATGGATAAGTTTGCAAACAAGATTTTAAAAAAGATTGGAATTGATTATCATAAAATAGATGATATTTCTGACATGCCAAAGATACACTAATGATAGTTGATATACCTTACGATCCAAGACCCCAGCAAAAAGAACTGCACGAAAAGCTAAAAGAGTTCCGTTTTTCTGTACTTGCTTGTCATAGAAGGTTCGGCAAATCAGTAATGTTAATTAATCATTTACTTATTGAGGCACTGCTAAACCCAAAAAAGAATCCGAGATATGCCTACATCGCTCCAACCTATCGCCAGGCGAAAAACATTGCTTGGGATTATTTAAAACAATATGCCGGTGTTATTCCTGGAGTTAGATTTCACGAAACAGAATTGAGATGCGATCTACCCAATGGCGCTAGAATAACCCTGCTATCTTCTGAAACACCTGATAGCATCAGGGGTATATTTTTAGATGGAGCTTGTTGCGATGAGATGGCGCAAATAGATCCAACACTTTGGAATGAAGTTCTTAGACCCTGTTTATCAGACAGAAAAGGATGGTGCGTATTTATTGGAACCCCTGCTGGAATGTCAAATCAGTTTTATGAATTATACCAGTATGCATTAACCCATGATGATTGGTTTGCTTATACAGCTCCAGCATCCAAAACAAACATAGTGGATGAAGCAGAATTAAAAGCTGCAAGAGAGCAGATGGGAGAAGAAAAATACCAACAAGAATTTGAATGCTCCTGGATAGCAAATATATCAGGATCTATTTTTGGATCTATTATAAAAGATTTAGAAGATAAAAAACAATTAACTAGAGTTCCTTACAATCCGGCATACCCAGTTAATACATCTTGGGATATTGGAGTTGGAGATTCTACAGCTATAATATTCTACCAACAAGTTGGAGCTGCAATTCATATAATAGATTACTACGAAAACAACAAAGAAGGTTTACCACACTACTGTGATATTATTAACAAGAAAGATTACTTTTATAAAACGCATTACGCACCGCATGATATAGAAGTTACTGAATTTTCTTCTGGAAAGACTAGAAGAGATGTTGCTTACCAACTAGGTATTAACTTTAAAATTTTGCCGAAACTGCCGCTGGAAGATGGAATACACTCAGCTAAAATGATCTTACCTAGATGCTGGATTGACATGGATAATTGTAAACATCTAGTTGATGCATTGAGACACTACCATAGAAAATATAACGAAAAGATGAAGATATTTCATAGCAAGCCAGTACATGCCTGGTCTTCTCATGCTGCAGATGCATTTAGATATTTAGCATTATCAGTCAATGAAGTGCTTACCAAAAGCACAGCTATGCCTAGAGCTACAGATTCTGAGTATAAGATCTTTTCTAAATAAGCTATTTACCAATGGCAAATAATATAATATGGATTTAACATGTTACAAAACTTAACAAAATTTTTAGGAGAATAGTTATGGGATTTTTAATGCCTAAAGCTCCAGCTCCGCCACCACCTCCGCCGCCGCCAGCTCCTCCGCCTGCTTATGATGACAAAGCGCGAGCAGAAGAAGTTGCTGCACAACAAGCTGAAATTAGACGTAAACGTAAAGGAAGAGCATCTACAATTTTAACTGGCGCTCAAGGATTAACAGAAGAAGAAACTTTGCAGAAAAAAACTTTATTAGGAGAATAATATGGGTGGAGTTATATCATCACCAATTAAATCAGTATTAAGCGCAGTTAGTGGAGCAAAACCATCTGCACCACAAGTTGATGCTCCAAAACCACAACCTATTTCATCACCAACAACTGCAGAAATTGATCAAGGAGAAACATCAAGATTATTAAAAGCAAAAAGAAGAGGAAGATCTATGACTATACTTACATCACCTTCTGGTGTAAGCGATCAGTCTACACTTTCTACTAAAACTTTATTAGGCGCATAACATGGCAATTAATCCAAAAGCAAAATTGGTATTGGATAGATACCAAAGTTTAAATACTCAACGTCAAACTTGGGAAGAACATTGGCAAGAAGTTGCGGATTATATGATGCCGCGAAAAGCAGACATTACAAAAAAAAGATCTAAGGGAGATAAAAGACACGAACTAATTTTTGATGGTACAGCAATTCATTCTTTAGAATTATTGTCAGCATCATTACATGGAATGTTAACTAATATTTCATCACCATTTTTTTATTTAAAATATAGAAACAATCAACTTGATAAAGACGATGAAGCAAAAGAATGGTTAGAATCTTGTACAGATATTATGTACAAAGTTTTTTCTTCATCTAATTTCCAACAAGAAATATTTGAACTATACCATGATTTAATTTCTTTTGGTACAGCTGCAATGCTTATTGAAGAAGACATTAAAGAGGATTTAAGATTTAGAACTATTTATATTGCAGAAATTTATATTACAGAAGATGAGCGCGGTATGGTAGATAGTATGCTTAGAAAATTTTATCTTCCTGCTAGAACTTTAATCTTAAAATTTGGTGAAGCAAACTTACCAAAAAATTTAAAAGATAAAGCAAAGTCATCACCACACGATGAAGTTCCTATATTGCATTTAGTAATGCCAAATGAAGAATTTGGAATTACAAAGGGTAATAAAGGTAAACCTTATTATTCAATTTATGTAGATCCAGATAGTGGAGCAATTTTAAAAGAAGGTGGTTACGAAGAATTTCCTTATGTAGTTCCACGTTACTTAAAAGCATCTAACGAAATTTATGGAAGATCACCTGCAATGAATGCTTTAGCAGATGTTAAGATGTTAAATACAATGTCTAAAACAACTATTAGAGCTGCACAAAAACAAATAGATCCTCCGTTACTTGTACCTGATGATGGTTTTCTTTTACCAATAAGAACCATACCTGGAGGATTAAATTACTACAGAGCTGGAACTAGAGATAAAATTGAACCAATGAATATTGGAGCTAACAATCCATTAGGTTTAAATATGGAAGAACAAAGACGTAAAGCAATTAGAGAGAATTTTTTCGTAGATCAGTTAATGACAAGCACTGGTCCACAAATGACAGCAACTGAAGTATTACAAAGAACAGAAGAAAAAATGAGATTGTTGGGTCCAGTTCTTGGAAGACTACAATCAGAATTATTACAACCATTAATTACTAGAGCTTTTAATATTCTATTGAGAAATAAAAAATTTCCACAAGCACCAGAATTTTTGGGAAATCAAGATATTGAAATAGAATACGTATCACCATTAGCTAAAGCTCAAAAGACTTCAGAGTTATCCTCAATTATGAGAGGTGTTGAAATATTTGGTTCTTTACAAAATATGGCACCTGTGTTTGATCACATAGATATAGATGGTTTAGTAAGATACATACAAGATATTTTAGGAATACCAGCTAAGGTTATGAAATCAGATGTTCAAGTACAACAAATTCGCTTGCAAAGGGAACAAATGCAGAAACAGCAAATGGAAATGCAACAACAAATGCAAGTTGCTGAAGCCGCTGGAAAAGCTGCTCCTGCACTAAAAGCGATAAATGAACAGTAAAGATATAAAAAATTTAAATACAAGTTATAAGATTTGTTTTGGATCTGAGAATGGAGAAAAAGTTCTTGAGGATCTAGAGCGAAGATGTAATGCTAACGTAACTACTTTCGTTAAAGGAGATAGTTATGAGAGCGCATATTTAGAGGGACAAAGATCTGTCTATCTATTTATTAAATCAATGATAAACAAAAAAAATGGAGGAAATAATGAGTGATCAACAGGCAGTGGTAGAACAAGTGGTTCAACCATCTGGAAGTCCAGCGACTTCTCCAGTAAATAATAATGTTACAAGTGCAGTTGAACAAGCTGCAGCAGATTGGAAAACAAGTCTTACAGAAGATATTAGAGCAGATAAATCTTTAGCACCTATTAAAGATATTAATAGTTTAGCTAAAAGTTATATTCATGCACAAAAATTAGTTGGTGTAGAAAAAATACCACTACCTAATAAACATGCAACTGAAGAAGATTGGAATGTAGTTTATGATAAACTAGGAAGACCCAAATCTCCGGAAGAATATAAATATAATATATCTGAAGATACAAACATTGATGAAGGCGCTTTAAAAGTATTTTCTGCGCAAGCTCATAAACTAGGTTTATTACCGCAGCAAGCAGATGGTGTTGTTAAATTCTATAATGACATGATGTCTGAAAATTTAAAAAGTTTAGATGCTGCTGCTGAAACAGCTCGTGTTGAAAGCGAACAACAACTTCGTAAAGAATTTGGTAGAGCTTTTGATCAAAAAATAACTAAAGCATCACAATTAGCTAGAGAATATGTTGGAGAAGATGTTCTTAACATGAATTTAGAAAGTGGTGTTAAATTAGGTGATCATCCACAAGTTGTTAAAGCATTTGCTAAATTAGCTGAAATGGTAGGAGAAGATAGCTTTGTAGCGCAATCTGGTCCAAACTATTTAACTCCTAATGAAGTAGAGAATGAAATAGCTAAATTACAAGCTCCAGGATCTGCTTATTGGAATAAATCACATCCAAACCATGATAAAGCTGTTCAAGAAGTTTTCGCTTTACGTCAGCAGTTAACTGATGTATAGAGCAAATCACTAGGATAATCTTTTAGACCCTACTGGCATTTGGAAAAGACAAACATCTACGAAGATGTAAAACTCTAGAATAGATCCACGTTGTGGAAAATCCATTCGTTTATTTAAATTAAACTTAACCAATGGAGATGACAATATGTCAAATCAAATAACAACTGCTTTTGTACAGCAGTACAGTTCAAACGTACAAATGCTATCTCAACAAATGGGATCGTATTTAAGAAGCGCTGTGGATGTTGAAACAATCGTTGGCAAAAATGCTTTCTTTGATCAAGTAGGAAAAACTACTGCTGTTCTAAGAACATCGCGCCACTCGGACACACCCCAGATAGATACTCCACATAGTCGTAGACGAGTTAGTCTTGGAGACTATGAGTGGGCTGATCTAATAGACAATGCAGATAAAGTTAGAATGCTAATTGATCCAACTTCTTCTTATGCAAAAGCTGCGGCTGCTGCTATGGGAAGAGCGATGGATGATGTAGTAATCGCTGCTTTAGGTGGAACGAGTTTTACAGGAGAAACAGGCGGTACTTCCGTTGTTCTTCCTGCTGCTCAGAAACCTTTTAGTTCATCACAAACTGATGGATTAACTATTGCAAAACTTTTATCTGCAAAAAAAATACTTGACTTAGCTGACGTTGATCCAAGCATACAAAGATATTTAGTATGTGGACCAACTCAAATAGGTGATTTATTAGGAACAACAGCAGTTACATCTGCTGACTTCAATACAGTTAAAGCACTAGCACAGGGTCAAGTTGATTCTTTTCTAGGTTTTAAATTTATTGTGTCTAACAGATTAGCATTTGATGCAACTAACACTGACGACAGACTATGTTATGCCTTTACAGCGGATGCTATTAAATTAGCTGTTGGTAAAGATGTTATGGCAAGAATTGACGAGAGAGCTGACAAATCGTACAGCACTCAAGTTTATTACTGCATGAGCATTGGCGCAACTAGAATGGAAGAAGAAAAAGTTGTTCAAATAGCTTGTGACGAATAATAACTAACTAAAAAGGAAAACTATAATGGCTACATTATACTCGACACAGAAAACTAAATGGTCGCAAAACGTACCTTCTGAAAAGATTGATACGAATGAACAAAACGGAA